GCTGGGTTGTTGGCACTCTTTTTGTTTATTCTACTAGCTCTGGGGTTCGCCGACAAAAATTGGTTAAATACTCCCGACAAAATATGGTCGCGATCTCCCGGCTCCAACACCAGAATTTGATTGGTTATGCACGCATATAGGAATTGTAGCCATATATGAAATTGAAAAATATTGTTTTACTGATTCCGATCTCTTAAATGCTGTTTTAAGTCGAGCGGAATCTAAACGCATAGATGATCACTGGTTAACGTCATGCATAGATCAAAATGTCATCGTTAATGAAGATGTTAAACTGTTTAAAAAAAGCTCGGAGAAGAATGTATGAATCTCGTGAATGATTGTGCGGCCTTGGGAGCATTTAATAAGGAAGGATGAAACATAGTCATCCTTCCTTTTTTCTTTGAATTTAAAACCTACTTCACCTTTTAAGTAACTGTTCAATATGCCCGTCACACAATCTATCAAGATAGACCATCGGTTGCAACGCAGAATGCTCTACATTGATCTCGCCTTTGGCATCCACCTTGACGACACCAGCAGCAATCAGTCGATAAAAGGTATCCTGTGCCCAATCGGGCATCTGATCGGTATGGGTATACACTTTCATTTCCTCTTCTTCCTCCTGTTTCTTCCAGAATTCCGTGTACAGGACATTGGTGTCCACCTTACCGGTCACGCCCGGCACGGTGCCGCTGTCGCTGTTCTGCCAGACATCAAACTTGCCCGTGTAGGTGGGCTTGCTCGCCCACTGTGCCAGCCAGATCGCGTCGGCATCTACTTTGATGTAATCATCAAACCAGCTTTTGGAGGCGTATACGCCGCACTGGTAGCCCGCTGCACGTATGGTATCGATAAACGCCTGCGTGATGGCCGAGATATTGGACCAGCTAAACGTAAAGCCGTGCTTTGCCTTGTAGCCGTCTGCGTCCTCCATGTCAAACCAGAGAGGCATGTCAAACTTGCGACCGTTGATGATATCCAGCAGGTGCCGCGCCTCTGCACGCGCATCCTCGACCGTGAGCGCGTAGCTGTAATGATACACGCCTACGCGCAACCCTGCGGCCTGCGCGCCTGCCAAATGTTTTTCAAACCATGGATCTACATACGTTTTGCCGTATCCTGCACGGATGATCGCGAAGTCGATTGCGGTGGCGGCACTTGTCCAGTTCACCGCGCCGTTGTGTTTACTGACGTCAATTCCTTTCACCTATACATCGCTCCTTTCTCGTGTCCAAATTGGACACGTTTTATTTTTGCTCATTCTTGCCTTGCAGCTGCTCGATCGCGCTCATAATTACATCAGGCACCGGCAGGCCCATAAGTCCAGCATTCTCGATGATCGAGATCGTTTCGTTGACGATGTACGCGATCACTACCGCATCACGGACAAACGCTGTGCCCAGGACAATGTCCAGCCGTGCAGCTACAAGCACAATTACCAGCGTCATCCCTTTTTTCAACAAACCTTGCCAGCATGCTGCGCTGTTGAGCGTTCCAGTCTCGCTTTTATCGCTGGAATGGAACACGCCCGCAACGATCAAACCGCTCAGGTAGTCAATCGCCATAAAGATAAGTAAAGTCATCATGGCAGAATCCCAGCCGCCAAACGCCTGGCTGATCGCGCCGCCCGCAATCGCTGCGCCGCCCATCAGGACAGCTTTTGTGTCTGTCAGATGTACAATCATCCCTGCACCTCCTCAATCGTTCCCAGATCATCCCATTTCACGCCTACGCTGCCCGGTGCCCAGGTATTACCGTCCTGTCCAGATCGCCAGACATGTCCCTCATAAGTACAGCAGTCTCCTGTCATGTACGGGCTTGTCGCCAGCGACAGAAACGGCTTAGCCTTTTTCGGGTCAGTAGACCAGTAAAAGCCCCACTGTGCTGGCAACTCTTCGGGCTGTCCTGTGAAAATCGTGCTGTCATAAGGCTGCACCAGCTTGACCGCATTTCCCTTAGCTGTCTGACAAACATACCCAGCCTTGTAGTTCAGGTATTGCCTTGCCGCGTCAAACGCAGGGAGGAAAGATTCTTCTGCAATGATTTCCGTACCGGACATATCCGGCGCACGTTCCTGCAGGTTCAAAGCGGCCGTGCGGCCGATCTTACGCATGGTGTCCAGGACAAATGCCTTATTTTCTGCACTCATACCTCATTAACCCCCTCTCGAATAGCGCTCGCCAGCTCGTCCCAAACATCCGGATCGGGTTCGGGTCCTGGCTCGGGGTCAGGTGTGGGGGCATGGCTCCAAGCAATGCCGTCGTACAGGTCACCGATACCATAGCCGTCAGGCAATAGGACAGGGTATCCAAAATCAATGGCGATTTCCTCGTCCTCAAATAAAGCGGCGTTTACACAGACGCCGTCCTCGATTTTTGCATAAATCATACCGTCACCTCACACATAGATGATTACAATTCCGGGAGAACCGTCTCCGCCAATAATATTTGCGTTATTTGTCCTGTCGTCCGTAACGGCGAGACAAGCACCACCACCATTTCCGTATCCAGTAGCGTTGCCGCCCTTATATGTTTTTCCGGTTCCATCATCAGAGTAAAAATATGTTTTCGCCTCTCCAGCAATCCCCATGTCACCTAATGGATACGGTTTTGCTGTGTAAATAATATTAGGTGACGATGTATTGTGATAATGTTTCAACGCAACACATCCGCCAAGGCCGAAAGCCTTCATGCTTGGGTCAAAAATATTTTTCTCTCCTAAAATAGCCGAAGAAATCCAATCGGCAACCATTCCAGGAGATGCAGATTGTTGTGAAATAATTCCGCTAACCCCTCCATACGGGGCGTTTATAGTTTTTGTGTTTAACTCGCCTGTGCGGTTGTCCCCATCGATACCGTCCAACGAACTAAATTCAAATCGTCTAACATCCTGCACACCTGCTGCCATTCTATCCATATTACCGCCGCTCGGTGCTACATAGCTTCCGAATTTTGTATCGCCACCCTTACTGCGGTACCAGTGTTGTGTTGCTACTCCTCCAGCGCCTATGATGACTTCAATTTCCTGTCCGGGTGTAACATCCATCACCACAGATTTTCCCCATCCAGACGCACCGCCAATAGCACATTCATCTTCGTATCCGCTATCTACGGCCATTTGCCACCCCTGTCCAGACTGGCCTCCACCGATCAGGAATACGCCAATATGATATATGCCATCTGGAACAATCCATGTTTTACTGGCTGTAATTCGCTCAATTTCGCGCCATGTTTTTTTATGAGCAGACAAAAAAGCGTCTTTAGGCTCAGCAGATGTAGGTATATTTAGCACGTTACATACATCATCCGACAACACATTCGCTTTATTATATACACTTCCTTGTACACTTGCATCATCTGCATATTCGAGAATGCCCTCAATTGACTGCCCATCATCCAAACGAATACGCACGCGGTTCTCTTTGCCCGGTGTGGGCACTCTATCCTGCATTTAATACACCTCCTGCAATCATAAACAGAGTTCCGGATTGCTTTAACTCAAATGCATTAACCATCGCTTGCAAATAGTCGTGCATCTGCTGTAAATCCCATTCCTGGGCGTTGACCTGTTCAGCAGTGATCGTTTCGCACCCGTCCGGTCGATGTACCGCCATCAGCTCGCGCCATTCCGGGACGGCAAACCATGCGTCTTGCAGCGCATTGATGTTTGACCGAATTCTTTCAAGCTGTGTCGGGGTGGGATATTCTCCGACAGCCCACGTTTTAGGTATAATTTTAACTCCGTATCCATATGCGTTCAAACTATCGCACAGATATTTCGTCCATTCCTCTGCGCGGTTCAGGTCGGAATAGTTCCAAAATTCTTGTGTTGAGTGATTGTAATTTAGCTGTTCCATGATTACCTCACGGGTTGTTGTATTTGATGATGATAACACCATCTGCGCCGTCTCCACCAGATGCGCCATCAGAGGGAAGGGCTTTGATGTTATAATCATTCATTCCCGGGTATCTGGTTATCGTAAAATATCCGTTTGCGCCGCTATCGCCGCCACTTCCAGCATTACCAGTATTCGGCTCACCCGACGATGCCGTTTTAGGGTTGTCAACCTGTGCTTTGCCGTCGGTGCCGTCTGCGGCGTAATATTTGCCGGTCTCAACATCCGTAATGCCAGCCGGGTAGCTTTTGCCATTGGCCGACGAATACGCACCAAACGTGGTAGCTGTGCCAGCTGTTCCGGGTTCTCCGGGCTGCTGGTCATCTTTCGGAGGGTTGCCAAAGGTTGCATGTGCACCTCCTGCGCCGCCCTTGCCACCTTTACCACAGGAATACGCAAACGACTGCCCGCTGTTGATGGACAGCGTAGCAATAAATACACGCCCGCCCTTTCCGGCCTTGCCCGGTTTAGGGCTATAATCATCCTCGTGCAGCCATGCGCCACCCTCGCCGCCATCCGCACCGTCACCGCCGCCGACCAGCTGCACATAGATTTCCGTCACGCCGGTCGGGGCTTTCCAGTTGCCCGCGCCGGTCAACACGACCTTATGATCGTAACGCTTATCGGTGTCGGTCTGGATGAGGTAGGACGGCAGATTGCGCATCACGCCGTCTACCAGCTTGAGCTGGTGCTTGTACCGGCGTGCCGAAATGGTTGTGCCGAAGGCAGTCGCCACGGTGTCGATGTCACCAGTCTCGCTGACCGGATTGCCACGCGATCTTACCGTAAACTTGCGCCCGCCGTATTGGCTCATGACGTTGGACACCACGCGACGTGCGTCGTCTACGGTATGCACAAAGGGATTGTCAACGGTCAAGGACTTATCACTCGCGGTATTGGTGCCCGGGAAGGTGACCTCTTGGTTGTCGTCCAACTTAAAGGTGATGTCCGCGATCT